TTTCATATCACAATCATGAGTATTGTGGTATAGGATGGAATTCAGAACCTAGGATGGAATTCGAATTAGCCATTTTACATTTGAACGATTATTATTTTCTTACGCCTGTACATGCATGAAACTGTACGACCAACCCCATTGCGAAGCGTAAGCTTCTAACTACTTGATCAACCCTTTTATCGATCACTTATACATAGCATACTATGTGCTATTGCAGGTTACCAACACCTGCCAACTTTTGCCCCGGACTGTGAACATCAAATCCGTAACAAGGCACGTAAGTCACTACCGTATTGCTGCATCAACCCTTTTATCGATGCAGCCCCGGGTTACCAACACCCAACCAACTTATTCCAGGTTGGTAGTTCCAACACTACCACCATATCGACCACATCAACTCATTCAACGATGTGGTACTGGGTTTCCAACACCCAAACCTAGCCCCTGTGCTATAAAGCCTAAACTAAACTTTTGCCAAACTTCTAAACTTTTCCTAAAACCTTTAAACTTAAGCCCAAATTGAACATTTCAGAATGAATTTCAATGATATAACACTCGAGCTCTATGGGAAGATGCTGGGGAATTGCACTTATTGTGTAACGCCCCTTCGCTGGTCTTACCTCAAGGGTACGGCACCTCAACCGTACTTCGAAAGTTGTCCTCTAAATGGATAAATTGTTTGTTTCGTACTATTGTGTAGATTATGTCGGCAAAGTAATGTAAGTCCGTAATCCTCTTTTCTACCTTTAAGAATACAAACGAAATTGAAATATTGAGTCAACGGGTGCAGCTGATTGTCTGGTCACGCCAGCTGCACTGAGTAAAGTTACCTATCATCGTTATGATATTAAATGTCCAATTCTAATTAATTCTAAATACTAAAACACATACAACACTCCACTATCAAAGAAATCATGAGAATTATGACAACCATGAAATCAAAATACACTAGCATGAGTGACCTCGAGAAAAGAATGAATATTATGAATAAGAACTTGAACGCGGAGAGTTTATCTCTCTTATCCCATCATGAGCCTTTTTTTGAAAAGGGTATCCATGAATATTGTTTAAGGTGTGAAGACACCATATCGCTATGCCCCCACTACTCCACGATTGTGATTTATCGCAAAATGTGCAAAAATTGTGAGTTTGTTCCGCAAGCTTTACAATTCCCCCCGGAGGAGGCATTACACCATATAAAATTGGAATTAAATGAATGGTTGTGGAGTGGTGCACAACACGGAAAATCGTTCCTCGGTACATATATGACTGTACCACGTGAATTCGAAAAGCAACTAAATCTTATTGAAGATGTTGCTATTCTTATGTACATGTTGACCCATAGCAAATGCATGGCAGATCGACTCGTGGCTATTGTCAATTTTTGTAAATTGAGAGGGAACCGTATACACATGGTAAGTCCGCTGCTGCAATTATTTGAGAGTTGTTTCGCACCAGCAGACATTCCAGTTTCGGATGGAGAAATAATGGATCGATTGAATTTTGTCCCCCAATCTGATGAAGACGATTCTCCTTTTGATACTTTGCGCAGTGTGTTGAATTGCTATCCTAAAATGAAGGAACTGGCAATATACAAAAAACTTCACAAGTTCTGGATGTATCTTTTGTGTACCGGTATGTTGAAGGGTACCAACATCGATTTCCATAGTATGGGCTTTGATGCATTTGAGGAGGCAGCGCTGAAAAGAACACACAAACCTGGTTTCGATATGTTGCATGCTATGCTGGACGCTGTGTTGTTCATTTGTGAGGCGGGTCATTCATACTTCACCACTGGATCACTGGACAAATTTATCCACAGTGGGTCCTCCTATGAGAAATGGGTACAGCAGGTGCAGAAACTCAAATTGCAGAGCAGATTTTTGTCTAATCCGGAACCACATGGTTTTAACCGATTCGAATTCGTGAGCAACTTAAAGGACGCTATTGAGAAAGGAAAGGCAATTATAAAATTTGCTGTCGGGATGGACAAAGGGGAGAAATTAGTTCTGCAGAAATTTCTATTTGAATTGCAGCTTATTGAGGCAGAAGAGACAACAAAGCGCTCCGCTCAATCTCCACGTAAAGATCCATTTGGGATATTGATTCATGGTTCCTCACACATTGCCAAGAGTATGCTAACTAACATCATGTTCTACCATTTTGGGAAATATTTCGGTCTGCCGATTGATGATAATTATCGGTATACACGATGTCCCGCCGATGAGTACTGGTCTGGTTTTGACTCCACGCAATGGTGTATCGTGCTTGATGATATCGCATTCCTATCACCCAATGGGGAAGTTGATCCCACCCTCATGGAGTTGCTGCAGATTAAAAATTCCGTACCATTTACACCACCTCAAGCGGCTTTGGAAGACAAAGGTAGGACACCCGTTAAAAGCGAGCTTGTTATAGCCACTACCAATACTAAGGATCTGAACTTGCATGCCTACTTTGCTTGCCCCTTCGCTATCGCACGTCGGTTGAGCTATGTTGTGACACCTACTGTTAAGCCAGAGTTTGCGAAGTGTACGTTCATGGCAGATTCCAAAAAGATTCCACGCACTCCAGAAGGTGAATACATGAATATCTGGAACTTCGAAATATCTATCCCTGTGCCTGAGACTGAGATTGCAAGAGATAACATGCGCACCAAATATGAGGTTATTAAGCGATTTGACGATATCTATGATTATCTCGCATGGTATATTTCTGTTGCTGAAGAACACAGAGAATCACAAGCTAAGGCTGCCACAGCCAATGCGACAATGAAGGCAGTCGAAGTGTGCAAAGGTTGTAAGCGAGTTACGCGAGACTGCATGTGTGCATCAGACGAGGAAGTGAATCCTGATACATGCACAGTTTGTGTGGTTGATCCCTGTGTGTGTACGTTTGTCCCGCAAGTTGATGTAGAAGATTTTAACAAGATTTTCCAAATGAAACTGTGGTTAGTCAAACAAATCGTCGATGGTCAGAGATTGCCCATTGATGACTGGTGGGATTGGTTATTCTCGCAACATGAAATATTGGAATATTTGCGGACCTTCTTCTATGATCATATATGGTATTTTGTTGCATTGCTCATGGTCTCCTGCTACTTAAATCCAGCGCTAACAATTGTTCCTCTCACAACGGCGTACATCATGTACAATCTCATCGTCAATTTTTGGTCGCTAGGTCAATTGTATGCGCAGTGGCAGTACGGTGCAATGTGGAAGATCCGTTTAATTTGGCAAGTGTGTGGCAATGAGATGGACACCTACAAGTTCTTATATCGGGTTGCTGGTGAACGAACGGAACGCATCCGCAATAAACAGAATTATCTGTACGGAATGATTGCTCTAGTATCTGCGCCTATCTTTCTTGTGCTGTGCCGCAAGGTCTGGGAGTACTGTATCCCCACAAAGAATGACAAGCCCTCTGAGTTTGTACCTCAGGGGACAGTTGGTACTGTGCCTGTGCCTGAAATTGGTGAGAAGAAAACGTTTTACTACCATGATCCCTATCGAGTGACAGAATGTGATATCTCCGGCGCTTCCAAGTGTGCCCAGGGTGATAATCTCACTCGACTGGTACGTCAATCAACTGCTAAATTCCATTTCCTGTTTGGTGAGAAAGGGACATGGTCTAGTGCTGTAAATGTCCATGGTAGCATTTGGCTAATTAATGCCCATGCTCTCAAGGCCGATACCGGTATAATTGATGTGATACTTGATCCCACAAGTCAAAATGTTTCCCGAAATATGATGAGCATCTCATTTGGTCCGAAGGATTTCGTGCGTATACCAGATACTGATGTTGCACTCATTGAGTTGAAAGCCATAGCCCCTGGGAAGAGTCTCTTGAAGTATTTTCCAATTGATCAGCCGTTAAAAGGCAGATTTAAAGGCAAGTACATATTGTGTACACGAACGGGGGAAAAATCAGAGCTGCAGATTAACAATATTCGCGACGGCTTATGCCCCTATTTCCAGGTCCCTGCTTATTGGGGAATTGCCGATCGCGCCACAGATGCAGGTGATTGTGGCTCGATGTGTATAGCAGAGGTTGGTGGTGCTCAAGTATTGATGGGAACACATGTGTCTGCAAATCCAAATTCTACAGCAATAGTGTTCCAACATGTGTCACAAAAGATGCTGGAGTGTGTCTTCAAGGGATTTAAACCGCAAGTGTTGGAAGGGAGTATACCCATCTCCGCACCCGGATACACGCGCAATCTTGTGGCGTTGCATGCAAAATCACCCGTGCGATTTCTGACGCAAGGCTCTGCTAAAGTATATGGGAGTTTCTCTGGTTGGCGTGGGGAATGCCGATCTAAAGTTAAGCCTACACTAATGAGAGACTATGCTGTCAAACACGGATATGAAGCAGATTTTGGCAAACCATGTATGAATTGGAAACCTTGGCATCTAGCTCTGAAAGACATGACCACGCCCATACACTCCTATCAAAATGAGAATATTAAGAGGTGCGAGGATGCGTTTTTCAACGATATTGTCACTAAACTCGGAGACAAAATATCCATGCTCCAAGTGTATACCACTGAGGTTGCACTAAATGGAATGGATGGAGTCACCTATGTCGACAAAATTAACAGCAAAACTAGTGCTGGAAATCCCTTTAAAACTACAAAGAAGAAATTTATTACGGAAGTGGAAGGGAAAATTGTCGGCGTCGACCCTGTAATTATGGATCGAGTGATGGAAATAGAGCGTTGTTATGATGTCGGAGTCCGGTTCCACCCGCAGTTTTGCGGGCATCTTAAAGATGAACCAACACCCACACGGAAAATTGAAGCGGGAAAGACGCGTGTATTCACGGGTGGAGAATTTGCTTGGAGCATTATTGTGCGACGATATTTTTTGTCACATATACGATTGATTCAAAATAATCCCTTCATCTTTGAAGCCATGCCTGGAATTGTGGCCCAATCCACAGAGTGGAGAGACCTGTACGATCACTTGACCCATTTCGGGAATGATAGGATTGTAGCAGGGGATTACGCGAGTTTTGACAAGCGAATGGCCGCCCCTTTTATATTGGCGGCATTCAGTATCTTAGAGCGATTGGCTGAGAGAGCCGGATGGCCGGAGAGTGATTTAATTTACCTCCGTTGCATAGCCTATGATACCGCGTTTCCGTGTATAGACTTCAATGGTGATTTGATAGAAATCCAAGGGAACCCATCGGGACACCCCCTAACAGTGATTATCAATTGCCTTGTAAATAGTCTGTACATGCGATACGCCTACTTGTTGATCTCCGGGAAGGAGTTGCACACCTTCCAAGAGTTTGTGCATTTGGCGACCTATGGTGATGACAACATCATGGGTGTAAGTCCAGCGTGTGGAAATTTTAATCACACACGTATCGCGGTTGCCATGAAATGCATCGGTGTTGAATACACGATGGCAGAGAAAGGTGCCGCAAGTGTTCCGTTCATAGATATTAAGGATGCTACTTTTTTGAAGCGTTCATTCGTATTTGATCGGGATATCGGGTGCGTCGTAGCCCCTTTGGATAAATCATCATTTCACAAGATGATGACCGCGAGATTACCAAAGGATGACATGGCAGACGAAGCCCACGCAGTGTGCGTGATAGAA